TGGGAATCTCCCGTTGCCTTTAGGTATAATGGCGCATTATTTGTTCAATAGTTTTGTGGGCAAGGTGGAAAGTGCTAAGCCACAAGCAAAAATAATGGACTCATGCGTTGATGACGAGTACCTGAGGAGTAACGAGCCTGTTGATCCACACAACAGTTTAGTTATGCCACCCGGATGCCCCATTTATGGTCACCTTGAATGCAAAGAACCTAAGGAGTCGATTCACTTCATAGCGTTTGCTGTACAGGGTGTGGTGGTAGAGGTATCCCGGATGTGTTTGTGCAACGAGCGTGCGGCTGTAATGAGCCGAGTTACGTCCACACACACACGTCCAAACCCAATCTGGAACTATTGGTGGTTCCGGGCTCGTAAGATGCCGAAAGTAATTTTGCCTGATTATGAGCAATGGCTCGCCCACTTACCAACACGTGCCAAAGGGCAAGTGCTTAATTCTAATATCTGTGCACCTACACGAAAGGATTTAGTTATGAAAGCATTTGTCAAGAGGGAGAAACGCGTTAGTAGTATTGGGGGTGTGCCCACCAAAGAATCATTTGCTCCTCGCCTTATTCAAGGGAGGTCTGTGAGTGTCAAGGTCGCTACAGGTCCATTTACATGGGCTTACGGCAAAGCCCTAATGCGGGTTTATGGTCTTGATGGTGATTTCATGTATGCAGGTGGAAGGTCGGCTGAGGAGATAGGAGCCTTTAAAGACCGGATATCATGGCAATATCGTGAGACCACTTGCAAGTGGTTTGCAATTGATTGCAAGAGGTGGGATAGATCTGTGGGACCCACACCACTGAGGTTACTCAACCATGAGTATGCTTCTGTTGGTGCTCCACGTGAATGCCTACTTGCCTTCGCTGATAGGGGTGACGTCCGCCGTGGTGTTACCCAAGGTGGTATTAAGTTTAAGAGAACGGGTCAGGTGTCGTCTGGTGACGGTGACACTTCTTGTGGCAATTCTCGGCTCCACCTAGTCTTACTAGAGCAGCGCGCAAAGGCGGCTATAGTAAGTGGGGATGATGCATTAGTGTTTACTGACGACATTGATGGCATTCTGAATCTCTATCGGCGAGGGGACTTCACACCCATAGTTAACACTAAGGAGGTGGATTTTTGTAGTTCTTTGTTTTATCCTACAACGGACGGCTCAGTCATGGGCCCGAAGATAGGACGAGTACTAGGGAAAACGTTCCATAGCATGTACAAATCCAGCAATGGTGATTACATGCCATGGCTGAGGGGTGTTTGCCTCAGCATGAAGCACACATGTTCGTATATCCCAATACTCAGGGTGTTAATTCCGCGCCTTCTCGAAATATCAGGGGAGGGTAAGGTGCGGCGTGACCATGGTCACCAATACAAGTCAATGGCTGTGCAAAGCCACGACGTGTGTGACGAAACTTGGGAGTTCATGAGTGAACGATATGGCTTGGGCGAATCAGACGTCCTTGCCATTGAGACCAAGTTACGCACTGTCAAGTTAGGTAGGATCTCGTATCCTGTTCTACTTGATATTGTAAAACGTGACCTATAACGGTAATTTGATTTATCGACTATGCCATGAGGGTGCCCGCGAGGGAATTACACACTTGTGGTCCGTTACCCACGACTGCTCTATCGTCGAGAGCCAACCCACTCCGGAATATTGTATTGACGTTCCGAATGTGTTTACGACACTTGGTTGAGAAGTAAGCTGCGGCCTAATTAAATATTTGCAGCATATACACATATCCTTTATTGGATCTGGGCAGAGCCCA